TACTCATATGATCTTTCTGCAGCTACTGACCGTCTTCCTGTAGATTTACAGGTTGACTTACTATCTGAGATCATGGGTCTTAAGTTGGCGCTTCTGTGGAAGGGCTTATTAGTATCAAGACCTTACAGACTCCCAAAAATTGCAAAATCTTACAATTTAGGGTTTAATGAGGTTAAGTACGAAGTAGGTCAGCCTATGGGAGCGCTGTCATCGTGGGCTATGCTCGCGTTGACGCACCATGCTATCGTGCAATTTGCTGCGAGTCGAGTGGGAGCTAAACAACCAAAGGGTTGGTTTACCGGGTATGCGGTCCTTGGAGATGATATCGTTATCTCTAACGAAGCCGTTGCTTCGGAGTACCTGCGTATAATGGACCAATTGGGAGTAGAGGTTGGGCTCGCCAAAAGTCTAATCTCGAAAACAAGAAGTCTGGAATTCGCTAAGCGAACTTTCATACGTGGGCGTGATTGCAGTCCAGTTTCACTGGCGGAAGTGTCTGTAAGTCTAGTCAACTTACAGGCGGCTGCTGAACTTTTCGCAAAATGCGGAAGGTTCATAACTTTAAAATTAAGTCACGTAGCGCGCTTCGCTGGCTTCGGTTATAAGAACCTAGCTCAACTGCAAGTTGGGTTTAGTTTAAATAATCGTCTAAGTAGGTTATTGGCGTATCTCTGCCGCCCAGGTGGCTTATATCCAATGTCTTTTGAGAATTGGTTATCGGCCATTGGCCCTGGGGGAGAAGGGGTAGCAAAAGACCACCGGTACTGGGTAACCAGTGCTAGATTGTGGAGACTATCCTTTGAGATCGTGAGTAGGTCACTCGACCGATCTGCTGAAGTAGTTCGGCAGATTTTCATGTGGAACATATCGGAGACAAAAACCTCGAAAGGGGAATTTGTTAACCCGATATTCCTTGAGGGAAATCCTCTTGGAGAAGTTGGTAGCGTAGCTGCCTTCAATACGTTCATGAACGAGTGGGTTGCGTACCCGCTCGGGCAGAGGCTGCGAAAACGACTAGAGGTCGCTGATGATGCTATCAGGGTATTAGAACCCGGTATCCTCCCAGATTGGGAGTCCTTTGAAGCATTATGGATGCAAGTCGTAAGTCTAGAAGATGGAGCGTCTGCTCTACCTACTAGATGGAACTTTAGTAAACAGGATCCCCTGGAGCTAAAACCGTCCACTAGGATAGTAACCCTGTGGGTGGGCTTGCGGAAACTAATCCTTCGAGATAGGGCACCAGTCTTGTCTCTTAGACCGGGCAGCGTGGAGGCTCGCAAGCCTACACGTCGACGGCGAACTGGCTAATCACCAAGTTCAACCGAGCCGGACCCAAAGTTCCACTTTTCAGCACCTTGACAGGTGTCTGAAGAGAGAAAACAGTTGAGTGTTTCTAAGCACAATCTGGCCTGAAAATCGACGCAAATCGAGGGGCAGTGTCCAGAGTCCCG